TCTTATTACTTCCATGGCCTCTTCAACATTAGGTCCATCAGCGAATACATCACCAACAACTCTACCAGCATTTGATTGTTTACTAATGATATCAGATGCTATGCCTTGAGGTGATAATCCAGTACGTAAATTTGCACCACTCATTATTAATGGTGGTGGTAAAGGTGTTAATGGTGGTTCTGGAATTACAAACGCTTTGGTTATGATATTTAGAATTCCGTTAATAGAACGTAGATTAAACCCAGATTGTGGTATTGGTTTATTTTCAGCCATTATAAATTATCTGTTATATTTTTTAGTGTTGATGATGGAACCCCAATAAGGCTTTGTAATTGAGCTAGCTTAAGCATAGCTTTTTCTTTTTGTTTGCTAATTGCGGCTTCTGTTACCAATGAACTAATTTCTTTAAGTGCTATTGATATAAGAATCTTAATGATTTCTTCTGACATAGTTTTCATTAATTCGTTCATTAGCGTTTTATTTTTTTTAATAAAATCAATTGGGTCGGTAAAAGATGTATCTTGTATTGATTCGTAAACTATCTGATATATAATTAAGAACGAAAACATAACCTTTGGACCAAGTATTATATTAATAATTGATTTGATTAAATTGTTTATTATTTGTTGAATAAAGTTTAGCTTAGTAGACACAACATCAGTCAAGTCATTAACCCTATCGGCACTTAAATTGGCCATGTTATTTAAGCTATTAGTAATAACATCTTTTTTTTGTGTAACAGTGTTAGCACTTAATATTTGTTGGGTAAAATCAGTTAACGAAGAAATAGGTACCGATGATGGTAACGTTGTGTTGATTTGTATTGTTGATAAGCCTAGTTTTCTTTTATCAGATTCTAATTGTTGTAGGTTTATTTCTGGGTTTGTAAATGAAAACGCAGCATCATCTATTGAAAACTTGTTTACATTATTAATCATCTTATCAATTATACTATTAATTTCAGCTTCTGTTTCTAATTGCTTTATTGATTTACCTATTTCTGATGAAATTGTACCATAAATAACATCCATTATTTGATTTAATACATTTTCAGTATTGAATAAATCTATGGTATCTATAAAATCACCAATCAATTCTGTTAGTGTTTTATTATCGTAATCTGGATGTGCGGTTATCTTAAGCGTATTGTTTGGTCTTGTCGAATCACCCATTGAATTAAATGTGATATTAAACAAGTTTTTACCGTTTTGACTCCAAGTATATGTGGTACCGTCATTTTGTAAAACACCATATAAAAAAGTATTAAAATCAGTACTATCGGTTTCTGGCGTTGTAATATCATTGTATATTAATTTACCACCAGTAGAGCTAGGGTTGGTCCTTAAGATATCAAAAAAATCTATTTTTTTAACTTCAATTACAATACCGTTGCCATTTGATTTAATCCAATCTGGTAAATGTGGGTCAATACCACAACTAACAATTGATTTCATTTCTTTTTTTAAGCTATTTCTAATTGCCAATTCTATCTTGGGAATAGAGTTTGTTAAGATATCGACAACTGAATCAACTAAGGCTTCGTATCCAATTAATGATTTAATAAGGTCTGATAAAAAGGTAATCGAATCACCATTGTTATTAATTGAAGGTAGAGACGAGCTCAATTTCAATTTTGGTAACCCAGAAGTAAGAGTCCTAGTGGCTGCAATCTTACCAAATATTTCTTTCTTTTTATTGATTATAGACATTATTCTTCAGTACTCTCAGCATCTTTATTATTAAGCATTTCTCTTATTGATTTGAAGTCTCTAAGAGATGCTTTACCTTCACTTCTTTCAGAAATAGCAGCATCTGCATCACCACGATTTTTTATGATTTCACTTTGTAGCTTAGCTATTTCTAGCTTAATTCTAATAGCCGAATCTTTTATCTTTAAAAGACCACCTTTTTCTTTAACTATCTTAGTAACATCATCAACATCAACTGGTGTAGTTGATGTTGTTAGTTCGTTAATGGTTTTTTGTGCGTCATTTATTTGTAAACACGCATCATTGTATGTTTCTTGCATTAAAGATGCTAAGCTTGATGTATCATTAACCTTAACATCTGTTTTTTGTTTTCTAGGCATTTTTAAATGTTTTATAAATATGTTATTTATTATAAATACTTAGAAAAATGTTTTATAGGTTGTAACTCTTTAAAATCTGATATAAATCCTTGTATCTCTTCATAGCTGTCCTGATATCCTTGGTCGAAAGGTTGGTATAATTCCTCATGGTTTCTAACACAGAGTTCTTATTGTACTTGGAGCCACCTTCCATAGATTGGAAGGCAGTTTCCCAGTTTTCAAGCATTTCAATCAATGCAAACCCAACCTTTTTTTCGTTATCACTCAGCTTTTTTTTAGGATGTGTTGTTTCCAATTCATCTTTTATACCATTAATGATTTTAAGAATAAAATCATCCATAATAAATTCTTCTTCATCAATAACGTAGCTCAAGTCTTCCATTTCCTCTATTTCTTCAGAAATATCATCATAAGAAACGGTTTGTTTGGTTAGCTTGGTGTCTTTATTGATTAGACCTACAACATAGTTCTTTACTATTGTACCAAAATAGGAATAAGCTTTTGTACCTTTACTTGAATCATATTTATGTACCTTGGTTATTAAAAAAGAAACCGTATCACTATGTAATTCGTCAAACGTTTCACTTTTTCTATATAACTTATACCTTCTAATAATCGATTCTATCATTTTATCTAATGGCCCTTTTAACCATTCATTAAAGATAGCATTCCTTTCTTCTTCACTTGTTGACTCTAAAAATTTTATAACGGCTTCTTCTTCTTCTGGACCAAAATACATATTTGTTGTTCTTTTGCGTCCTCGTTTATTTACCATTTAATAAAATTTAGGCTTGGTATGTTATCTCTCTATCCTTGGCAAAGTAATATTCTTTTTTAGCTTGTGCTAACCACCATCTAGCTTCAGTTGGGTCTAGTGTTTCTTTATATGATGAGAATAAAGAACCTGGTCTTTGATTTACGTGTTTATAACCAAATCTTGGGATAACCATAACCTTAACTGATTTAAATGTCATTCTTAATAAGAATTCATATGTAAAGGTTAATTTGATATTTGATTTGAAACCACCAAAGCTATCATATACTGATTTTTTCATAACAATACCATCAATATTAAAGTTTTGATAAGCCAATAAAGCATTGTTATCGAGAACACCCAATTCATCTGAAAAGCTTTGAGCCCAAACAGCTTCATTTGTCAAGCCAATAAACTGGCCAGCAGCGTCAACGTCAACAATAATAGGTAAAAACATTTCAACGTCTGAGTGTTTTTCTCTGTAATTGATTACGTTCTTAAACCAAATCTTAGCGTATTCATCATCCAATTCTAAGATTGAAAACCATTCAGATTTTGATGTGGTAACCCCGAAGTTAACTTGTGATGCAAAGTCAGTAGCACCATCGTTTTCAGCAATAACTACTGAAGATTTATATGCACCAAAATCAAGTGTCTTAACATGTGCACATGCTTCGCTTCCTTTTGGTACTACGATTACTAATTCATCTGGTTGAACTTGTTGTTCGATGACGCTTTGAATCGCGTTGTTAAGTAGAGTCTTTGTTTCTTCATTTAATTCATGTACGGGAAGAATTACCGAGATATTATTTTTTTCCATAATTAGTTAGTTTTTTCATTTACGTTATCTAATTCTTTAATGTAATTAGACATCATATTATTTAATTCAATCTTTCTGTTTTCAAAAATCCCACTATAAACGTTTTTAACAGCTTCTGTTTGTTTTTCTAAGGTATACTGACCCTTAGATGCTTTAACGCTATCTACCAATTCATTTGGTACCGAATCTTCTAACCAAACCTTAATGTAAGTTGCAATTAATTCTGGGATGTTTAGGGTTGTGTTGGTCCACACACCATTATTGCTAATGCTAATATTTCCATTCTCATCAGTTGATTCCATCCATTCTGGAATAAGATTTGGCATCTTACCGATAACAGGTGTTTCACATTCCATTGATTCTAATGGGAAGGTACCAAAGCCAGACGCATCATCAATCCAAACTGATAAGCATGACTTGCTTAATTCCTCAGCAAATTTTGTTCTTGATAACCCTCTAAGTTCCTTAAATGTAATCCACTTATAAATTGGATATTGTAAGTAAAATGACTTAGCAATCTTAAGAGCGTCTGTTTGATTTCTAGTATGAATACTTACAATTGGAAGCTTAGGTTTGTCACTAGGCTTAAAGTAAGACGGAATCGAAACTGGGACCACATGTGTTCTGATTGAAGGAAATAAATTGCTTAGGTATATAGCTTGTTTTTTGCTTGTTGTAATAACATCGTTAAAACCATAATCAACATTCCAACGCTTACCAATTGGTAATAACTCCAATAAATAATCATAACTTTGAGATAAAACGATTTTCTTACAAGGGAAACCTTTTACTTGGTCCATAATGTTAGAAAACACCTCAGGGATGATAATAAAATCAGCTGGTGAAATTTGTAATTGTTGGCCTTCGATTGAAACGTGTGGTAGGTTAGCATATTCTTCACCAAGCCAATCTGATATACCGTATCCGTTTTCATCACCAATACGCTTGTAGTCATTTTTTTCATGTAGAATACTTGCCTTATATCCTAATTCATTTAGGATTTTTACGTGCTCATAGATATTGGCAATACCAGCTGTTGGATTGCCCTTGGTATCTAATGTGAAGAAATATAAACCGAAGTTTTTATTATCAATGTTTTCTAGAAGACCCTTGATTTGAATGATTTGTTCTTCTAATTGTTTAATTTTATTTTCCATATTTTTTTGTTAAAATTGTTATTATTTTTCTCTTAATATTTTATAGTTATACAGAGTATTAAAAGCTATTTGAAATGGCAAGTCTGTATTTGCAAGTGCTCTTTCGATACCTAAAGAAGCATCTAATTCTTCTTTATTGTTCATTATAACATCAATCATTAAATTAATAGTTTCTAATTTAGTAATACTGATTTCGTCTTGCTTTTCTAAAACAGATTTTATCACTTCAGTTGACACTAAGATACCGTTTGCATCAAATATTGTTTTTGTTTGTTCTGATATGCTTTTTTCACCCTTATCAGCCTTGGTCATTGTTAGTTTATCAATACTTGATAAATCGATATAGTATGAAACACCACCTAATTCAATCATAGTTTAAATTTCTTCGTAATTTGTCGTTATTGTTTTTTTAAGGATAGAGTTTCTTAATTCTTCGTTTTTGAAAAACTCTAATATCGAATCTAATTCAAAATCAGCTTTTGAATCTGTATTATAGCTTGCTTT